AACTAGCACTAAATCCAGTTACAGTCTCCATATAAGCGTTAGCAGATAGTCCTGTAGTTTTGTAAGCTTCATTAGCATACTGTTTAACCATATTTGCGTTGTTTTTAAACAGAGTTTCTACTCCACCTAGCGACTGTTGGAGTTTTCCACCTTCCATAAGTGAAGAAGCAAAAAGCTTACCTATTCCAGCAGCAACTACCGCACCTTTAATTGTTGAGACTAGACTATTTCCAGCACTCTTACCAGCACTTGAAACCTCTCCGTCCAGCTCCTTAGATATCATTCCAGATATTCCCTTGGCGGAAGGCATAATTTGAACATATGCTTTACCTAAATTAGTTGCCATATTATCCTCCTTCCCTTAATATTTTATTTCTTGCTCTTTCGAATTCCTCACCAGTTGTGAATACTAATTCTTCCTTAACCTTAACAGGCTTATTGATACTTTCAACAAGTGACGTAGGTATCTAACTTAACTTTTTGCCCTGTCATTTTTAGCTTGATTCTTGAATCATCCCTCAAACCACTACAAAAAATAGCCACCTTATCTGGTGGCATATCTTTGTAATTATATATTTGATAAGTTTCAGCTAAATCACAAATTACAGCATCTTCATCAGTACTCAACATACTAGCAAGGATTACTAGTTTTTTAATCTTTTTTGAGATTCGAAAATATTCTTAAGTTCAGATGTGATTTGTTCTGTATCTACAATACCGTCTTCATCTCTTAAATGCTCTTTTAATTTCTGAGCTTGTTCTTTACCCAGTAATAAATTCATTACACGAGGTAGTAGAAGAGGATTTGTTTCCAATTCCCCTAACGCTTCTACTAATTCATAGTTTCTAATGTTTTTCTCTGAAATCGAATATGTGAATCCTGACTTAGTGACACCTGTTAATTTCTTCATCTACTTATCTCCTATCTTTATTTCTTTTTGATATATTCATAGTGTGTATTTCCTTCAGAATCTGGGAAAGCATTTAAAGTAGTTTCAAATCCGACCATTTCAGAGTCAGTATATTTGATTTCCCCTACTTCCCCGATTTTACCGTTAGGAATTACAATACGTTTTAAGATGCCACCTTTTAGCACCATCTCAATAACAACTGAATGTTGTACTAATTCTTTAGTGTTTGCTTTAATTGTGATACCTGTTCCAATATCTCCCTCTACGTTGTCTTTCCCGTAGATTTCTTTTAACACATCTATATTTAATGATTCAATTAAAGTGTAAGTGAATTTATCGGTTTTTTCTGTTTGTACAGTATCAACGATATCTCCACCCCATGCTTTTATGTTTTCCGTACTTGCTGTGTTTTCGTTAGTTAATCCATCTTCTGAAATATATCCTAACGCTTTGAACGCTTCATTTAAATCTGTAGTTGCATCAGTAGGAAGTACTGTTCCTAGTGGTGCAGAATAAATAGCTCCACCAATCTTAGGTTTTGCCGATGTTACTTTTGTTACGTCTGCCATTGTTTATCTCCTTTATATTTTAATAATGATGAATATCAAATACGGCTTGATATCTATATTCTTTAGTTTCAAGATCAGTGTGATTATAATCACTGTTTAAACTGACTTTTGAGACTTCATCTACAGATATCAAGTCGTACATTAGATTTTTTATTTTTTCGTTTAATTTAGCAGCTTCAAACATTGAAGCTCCATAACTTTGAATAGCTATTGTTGAAGAATTTAAAAAGTTTTCTCTTTTTCCACTTGTTTTTTGAATAACAATGAATTGTTTAGGTAGATTTTTTTGATGTTCAAAAACGATAGGTATATCAAGTAATTT